CTTTTGTGCTACTTCTCCCATCTTACCAGCAAATAAACTTAAAGCTCCTACCCCCATAGCAACAGCGCCGCCAAATTTAGCAAGCCCACTGCCAGATTTTGCTGCACTTGCCCCAATGGACATCAAGCTACTGCCTGCACTGGTAGCACTAGAACTAGCTAATCCTAGCTCGGCTTGCATAATACCAGACGCTAATCCAATTTGACTACCACCAGACTGGTAAGAACTTATAATACTACCAAATGCTTTTGATAACGGAGCAAAAGCACTCTGAACCTGACCTATACCTTTATTAAACTTATCAACTGCTTCTTTACCTTCAATATCAGCTATTTTTTTTGCAGCAGTTGCTTTAGTTGATTCTATAATTGCTTTACTAGATGCTTTTTGTACTTCAGTTAAATCTTCAGTTTCATCAATTGTTTTTTCTAAACTAGTATTAAGTGCATCTAAAGCTTCTTTCTGCTCTTTAAGAGTTCTATTAGATTGCAATATTGCTAAACGCTGTTGCTCAACTTGCTTGAGAAGAAGCTTCTCGGCATTAACTTCTTCCCCTACTTGTTTAGCAAGTTCTGAAATTCTTTCAGTTAATTTTTTAACATCTTTTTCTTGAAGATTAATTCTGCCAGTGTTATTAGCACCTGCTGCACCGCCAGACAAACTTGCTTCTATTCTTTCAAGCGTCTCTTGTTGTTTTTTCATTAAGTCTAGAATTTGAACATTAATGTCAGCCATTTAATAAAATTAACCTCAATTTTTGCACCACTAAATATACGGCACTAGTTATTTATAGGATAGAAAAATGCAGAATCAATCAACTAATCCATTAGCAAAACATTTTCGTCAACCATCTATCTACCTAACTTTACCTAGCGGCGGCAATTACTGGCCTTTGGGATCTCTTGATTTACCATTAAATGGACAAATTGCTGTATATCCAATGACTACACGAGATGAAATTACTATTAGAACTCCAGATGCGTTGTTAAACGGAGAAAGCGTGGTTTCTATTATTCAAAGCTGTTGTCCACAAATGAAGGATGCTTGGAAGATGCCAAGTATTGATGTTGATGCAACACTTATTGCTATTAGAATTGCCAGTTATGGGCAGATGATGGACATTGATACTATTTGTCCAAATGAATCCTGCAAACATGAAAACAATCATCAGTTAGATTTGAGTGCGGTATTAGATCAGATTAGAGCACCTAATTATAATGCAACAGTTGATATGAATGGATTAAAGATAAAACTAAAGCCTCAGAGTTATTTCGAAGCTAATAAGATTAACATGACTCAGTTTGAAGAAAATCGTTTAATGGAAATTGCAAACAATGAGGAAATGAACAAAGAAGAAAAGTTATCGAAGTTTAATGAACATATGCAGAGATTAGTTACGATCAATATCGAAATGATCGCAGCTGGAACTGAATATATCGAAACAGAAGATGGCACTCAAGTAAGTAATTTTGATCATCTTAAAGAATTCTATGACAATGCAGATAACAAGTTTATTCGTGTTATTAGAGATAGATTTGAAATGTTTGCTAAAAATATGGAATTACCAAAGCCTAATGTTGTATGCGAAGAATGCAGTACACAATATCCAATCGCAGTGGAGTTTGATTATACTCGTTTTTTCGGGGACGCCTCTTAACGCTTGATCGTGACGGGATTATTGCATTAGTCGAAAGTTACGAAAAACAGTGTAAGGGGCTAAAAGAAGAAGCACTTCGCATGTGTTGGCATATGCGTGGCGGTCTTACTTACGACGAAGCATTCCAATTGGGATTCCAAGAACGAGAAATTATTAATACTATTATCAAGAGTAATATGGAAGTAACACAGAAGTCAGGAATACCATTCTTCTAACACACTATGTGGTCACTGGCGTGACCAGTTGTTTTCACTTCGTTCAACAACATTTTCCTACGGTCTTTTACTTTAACTTCTTAATAACTTTTTGTTAGATTTAAGTCATACTGATCCCTTTACGGGACCAGTGACAAAGGAACTTTTGTTGAGTTCTTCATCATTATAAAGAAGGAAACTGTCTTTAAACAGAGGGGCGGTTGGCCGGTACCCCATTAATCCAGCTGATTAATCCAACGGTACGAGTATAATGCCTCTTTAATCAAACATTATCATCGCTGCGGTTGCTTTTTCTCAGAGCCGCAATCATTTAGCCTATCGTATGGCCTTACGTTGTCCACTTTCACGATTATCGGGGCGTGAGACCTTCTATTTTTAACTGATGTGGGACTATATAGCCTGATGAGCCAATTCTTCTGCCAATGGAGCCGGGGGATAAAATTTCACAGCCGATATGTTGCCATTATAATACTTGCGTATGCCACTAGGTAATTTAATATATTATATTATCTTTTTGGGCTCGATACAAATTATTTTCAAGATTTGAACGAATAATTACTGTAATTCGGTGACAGGATTCGCCTTTTTAGAACTCCCTTTGAGATGTCAAGTGCTATAGAAGCAGCCGCCAAGCTATCATATTCGATCCCATCAACAATACAACTGATTGCCGGGATGTATTTTCGCTCTTTTGCTTTTTTTGACATTTTTTCTCTTGTTTCTTTTTTGATTTCTCTTCCTCGATGGGCGATTCCTATTTTTTCTTTTTTTTCGTCAGACAACTCTTTATACAGATTCACTTCACTAAGTTTTTGTCTATGTTCTTCTGTTTTTGGAACGCCACTTTTGGCTTCACTCATTTTTTTTCTAGTAGAAATAGAGCGAATACTACCGGAAGCATTCTTATTGCCTTGTGCTTTCGCTGACATTTTTTCTTTTGTTTTGTCAGAGTGCTTGTCTAGTCTAAATTTTATAGCTCCAATGTTTCCATTGTAATATTTTCTCTCCCCATTAGGTAATGTAGCAGATAAAACTTTTTCTTCCCATTGTATCTCTACTTCTCTATAGACAAGTTCAGCTTTGGTTCTGCATAATTCAATAATTTCAAATTTAAACTTGTCTTTACCAAGTTTATCAATCAGTTGGTTAACAGACAATGAACTAGATGTGTATGTCTTCCAGTCAGATTCTTTAACTATTTTTTTCCTGTTAATCCTGTTTGCAATCTTTTTACGATTTGTTGAATGGAATTGCTTTCGTCCAATATACATCATGTTATTTTCTAAGTTAGTTATTCTGTATATAAAACCAAACCAAGAATTGATGTCTATCTCACATGTGGTAATCCAGTGACCAAAATCGTTTACCATAAAAAATCCTATATTGATAATTGTATTTACCAATATATTTATTTTTACTTCTTTTTACCGACATACTTATCAGTACTGTTCTGAAAAGCTATCATATGTTGTAAAGCCATTTTCCTTAGTGACCATAAGAACATTATTAACACGACCTGCTAACTCATCCTTATGGCTTACTAGGAAAATACTCTTATTACGTTCACGTGACATCTTCTTAAGGATAGCAAGACTGTTTTCAACACCACTTGTATCCATGCCACTGTCAATCATTTCATCAATAAACAATAGATTAATAGGATTATACAAGCTTTCCCAAACATCACGAAATGCCCAACTTAATGAAAGTATAAGACGGTTGCGTTCCCCGCTTGAAAGATTATGAAAATCAAGTTCTCTACCAAGCTCGGTGATCTCCACATTAAGATCATTTAGGAACTTAACTTCGTGTGGAAGTCCAATGGCCTGTAAGTATGCTCCGAGACGAGTATTTAGATATGCAAGATTCTGATCAATGATACGCTTACGAACAAAACTATCTTTGTTAGTCAGCAACTTTAATAAGAACTCTTGATGCTCTTTTATTTGTGTTAATGTGTTGATCTTATCCCATGTAACTTCTTCAATTGCTGATGTTTCCATATCAACAATTTGTTCAGCATAAGGATCTTGATCTTCCCGTTTACGATTAAGTTGTTCGATTAGTTTTTCTAGGGTTGAACGATGATTTAGTGCCTGTTCAAGAGAATCATAAATGACAGTTGGAGCAGTACCTATAGTGCCCAGTGCATTTAATTGATCTTGATACTCGGTTGCTTTTGATTGAAGTTCAAGCATATGATTTTGACAGTCGGTATATTGTTTTGCTTTGGTTTCTAATATCATACCCATGTTTGCATCATGCAGCATTGATCCGCAAGCATAGCAGGTATGATTCTTAAGATCAGCTATTTCACTTTCTAACTTTTGATATAGCTTTTCTTCTTTGGCATAATCTGCACGTAAGCTTCGCAGCCATTTATCGCATTCGGTTTTCTTTTTTACACGTTCGTGATAAGCAGAAAGTTCCTTGTGTGATTGAATTTCAATATCAATGTCCACATTAGCAAGATCCATGAGACCACGTTCTAGTGTTACAACATCTTCTTCATGCTTTGTAAGCCAAAGCTTCTGTCTACGCTTAAGGTTTTCAATTTGATCTGCAATACGCTTGTTAGCATCCTGTACTGCTTTGATACGCATTTCCTCTTCAGAAATTGTATCTTTAGTTGATTTAATTTGATTTCTAAGAGATTCAGCTTTCTCACTGAGAATAGTAATGCCTAACAACTGCTCAATAATAGTTCGCTGATCGTTAGCTCTCATGCTAAGAAAAGGTTCGGTGTAGGTATTAAGAGCAAGTACGTGCTTAAACATGTCATGCTTCATGCCCAGCAGGCGTTCAATATCCTGCTGAGTTTCACGACTGTCTCCTTGGCTATCGTCTGCATAGCCTTCTTGCTCTTGACCATCAACATAAAGCTTTAACACATTATGTTTGCGTCCTCTTTCAATACGATAATCTCTGCCGTTGACTTCAAAGTCAACTGTGACTAACATGTTTTTT